CCAGTACCGCGTCCACCAATAAAGTTTATTACTGCACTTGCAACATTTGCAATACTAAGATCAGCATTTCTCTTTCGTACTAGTTTTAAAGTTTGTTCAAACTTTCCTTTATTAAAGTTATTTTTAACCATAATAACTTGATACACTCCGCTAAACGAATTAATAGGCAAAAACCCACCTAATGGATATTCTACATATCCATCTTCTTCGTTATAATCTATAGGAGTTCTAAAATTTAACATAACATAAACTTCACCGTCCATTGGATTCATAGAGCCGTCTAAAGTAACAGGTAATAATGGAGAACTTGGTAATCCTAAATAATTTCCAATGCCAACATCACATATAAAATACGGATCACCGTGAATTTTTAAATCCACGCCGATCATATCGTTATCACCATTTATTATCATATCATTTAAAGCTCTTGCAGTACCAGTTTCAGGATCGTCGCCACTAGAACTACCACCATTAGCGTTGCCACTGTCTGAGCCAGCAGTTTCGGCAGAACCTACCTCTTGGGTAGTATTAGTTCCAGTAACGCCGCTTGTTCCAGTGGCTCCACTAGCAGTCGGAGTTGCGTCAGCCTCTCTTTTAGTAAATCCTAATTGACCTCCAAGAATAGTTGCTAGGTTTGATTGGGCTCTAGCAGCTGGTATTCCCGAATAGTACATCATATTAAACTTTAAATCAAAGTCAATAATGTCTTTGTTAACACCAGTGTATATATAATTATATGCCTTTGGAGTCATTAATTGTTTTATTGCAGATTTAGCAAAACCACTTAGCGCAAAGCCGGGAGACGAAATATTTGACTCATCTACTTTATATCGCCTAACTCGATAAACATATACTTTAGGCGTAGAGCCTGTGCCAAACATTCCAAATAATGATCCAGTATTATACGTTTGAGTTTCTATTCTAAAAAAGTTTTTTCGTCCGGCCATATCGGCGCTGTTGCCTGCAAAATCTCTTGCAAACTCGCTAGTGAGAATTACTTCTTCTATTATAGCAGTAACCTTAGATCCTGATGCAAAATTATACATTGGCGTATTTGTTGTATTAATAACAGTTCTATCAATTACACTACCGCCAGGACTACCTGCTAGGTTTTGAGCATTATTCGGAAGTTGATACGGACTGCCGCCAGAATACGTGCCGTTACGATTTATTTTTGAAATGCCAATAGCATTAATTTCTACTCGGGCCTCTGCTTGAAGTTTAGTACCTATCATCGATCCTATACTAAAAATATTAGGATTTGATGCTATTGTCTCTGCTGCTTGAGTTCCATTCGTGCCTTGACCTTCTCCTAACATAGTTTCAAATAATGTAGTAATACCGCCTCCAACTTGACTTAGTGTTGCGGCAGCACTAGTACCTAGACTAGAAATTGCACTAACTACTCCTCCAAGGGCGCCTAACATACTTGACTCAGGAAACATAATAATATGTTTGTCAGTGCCGGTACGCATATCAGATTGTTTTTGAATATCTGATAATTTATTTAATTGTGCAGTAAGGCTCTGAGCTCCATTTTGTAATATAGTAGCAACATCATCGCCGATTATTTGAACATCTGTTTTTATTTTGTCTACTTCGTCTATTGCCGGGCGTTCTGATGTAGGCACTGCTTGCACAGTATAAACTGCTCCTGCCTCAGAAACATCCATTTCTACTTGTACAAGTTGAATTGGAAAATGTCTTTGACTAAAAAATGGAGATTTTACATTTCCATCGTCGTCATACCCAATAAATGCAACACTTAATAAAAACGGAGCATCTAAATAATTTGCATGACCTGTTACAAACGAAGCACTTCTTAAATTATGAAAAAGTTGGCCCATTGAATATGGCTCAATAATTTTAAAAGATATTTTTGTTGCGTTAGTGTGTCTAGATTTACTATTAGGAGCTACTGTATTATGAATTTCTACATCTTCAATAAAAAATTCTCGTTTTCCATCTAGATCATATAATGAAGGCACAGTAGGGCCGCCGCCGCCGCCACTTTTAATAATTTTTACTGCCGGTCCCATAGTTCTATAAGTTAATGGAAAATTTAATTCTAAATTAGTTAAACACCCTAATGTAAATATAGGCGCATAGCTTGCAAATTGATCAAGTTCGTTCCTAAAAGGAAATATATCTTTTCCAGATAATGCTGCTGCTCCTGCTAAACTTGGATTCTGTAAAAAATTTATAGCTTGAGAGACTTTATTATCTGAATCACTTATTGTTGCCCGAGGAGTGTTGCCAGCAGCACTTACACCCGGGTCTCCTATTATAATATTTTGAGAATCTTCTACAAACGGCATTTATACTCCTAATTGCCTAGCTAAGGCATCGCCTTTTGGCAAATAAATTTGCAATCCCGGAACAAGATCATTAACAGGATCTTTTAAAATTTCCATATTGCGTTGTGCAAATACCCACCATAGATTTTTAGTGCCATATAAGTCATATGATAGCAAATCTGGCCTATACGCATATTGCGGTTGCACTACATATAAAATATCATCATCATCTGACGGTACAGCACGAATATTTAATATATCTAAGTACGAGTTGCCCTGAATTGTGGTATTAAACCAAGGACTACTACTTTCATATTTGATCATTATATAAATCCTTTGCCGCTAGCAATATATCCACCACTAACAAACGTATCTAAGCTAAATTTAGTAATACTTTTTCTACTGTAAGTAGGTTGTACTTGTATATTAATGTTACTTTTAACAGGAACCCAAGTACCGTTAGGTCCAACATCAGTTTGTATGTAATCTACGTCAGCAGGTAAATCAACTGTAAAATAAGTTACTGTTACTGGTACATCTTTAAAAACATAGTCCCCGTATCCATTTAACTTAACAATAGGCGGTGGTGCGCCTTGATTTGATGTTGCTCCATATGACATTTTAGTAACACTACGTAAATAATGAGTAGCTGCAATCCAATATTTTGCGTCTTCGGCAGTTTCTACAAAAAATTCGCCAACAATTGTTAATGCATTCACTTGACTGTTCTGATATGCCGGAAATGGATAATTACTATGAGTAGGATGAAGAGAGTTATAGTTAGCTGTGTGTTCCATTGTAATTTGCGGAGTAAAAGGAAACATAAAACCGTCTGTTTCAAGTAACGGTGCCATTACTGCACTGTTTTGGAAGCTTGCTGGCATCGATAGCCGCACTCTCCAGTCTAAATCTGTTTGAGATCCCCAGTCAGCATTAACAAAGTTTAAGTCGTTAGCTGGGATTGCCCCGATTGGTAATGTTCCTCTCCGTGTTGCAGAAGGATCATAGTTAGTTGGTGAAGTGTTAGATGAATTTCCGTAAGGAATTTCACTGCCGCCTAAGTTTTCATTACCGTATTTTGGATTTTCTGCCATTTGTAGTCTCCTATACATTATTTAGTTGACTTTATTAACAGAGTATATTATAATATACGTACACCATGGAGAAATTATGAGAAAAATAAATTATTTAAACAATAAAGACTTATTGAAGGAAATTCATAAGTCTAAAGCAAAGTTTTCAAGCTTTGTAGATGATACGTATAACCAATTTGATATTATTTTACCAAGCATTGACAAAATAAACCGGTTAACTGTTACAGAGGCAAAAAGAAATAAAGCAAAACGACTAGGTGATGCTGATTATGCTGCACGTAAGCTAGCAGGAGAAAAGGTTAAGCAAGCACAATGCGAAATTGATTATAAGTCTATTACTAAGGAAGAGTTAATTTTTCGTGTAATGACGTTTGATCATATTCCGGAAGAGCCGGGTCGTAAAAAGAACCCAAAAACTGTTGCTGACACTAAAGTAAAATTAAACTTTCCGCCATTTAAACATTACAAGTACGACGAAGATGATAATCTTGTTTGTGTAGGTAAGAGTCATTGGCAAGGTGGCCTAGAAAATGGCAACTTTAGTCTAAAGCATGCTCGAGCAACTAACGAGTTAGCAAGAATGTGGTTAAAACTTGTAGAACGTTATGCTACTCGAGGAAATGTACGCGGATATACCTACAACGACGAGATGAAAGGCCAAGCTACATTGCAACTTTCACAAATTGGTTTACAATTTGACGAATCTAAGTCTAATAATCCGTTTGCATACTATACAGCAGCAGTTACTAATAGTTTTGTTCGAGTAATTAATATCGAAAAACGTAATCAAAATATAAGAGACGACATTTTAGAAATGAACGACCTATCACCTAGTCATACTAGGCAACATGCTAGTGAATGGGAAGCAGCTCTTAAGAGAGAAACCCAAGCATACGTTAAAAATCCTACTTCTAACAAATAGTCGGTTGACTAGATATCATAATCATTGTATACTATTAACAATAGTATGGAGAATACAATTTGTTTAAAAAAGCAGCAGTCTTTACAGACATACACTTTGGTCTAAAAGGCAATAGTAAAGTACATAACCAAGACTGTGAAGATTTCATAGATTGGTATATTGCACAAGCACAGGCTGCCGGTTGCGAAACTGGTATCTTCTGCGGCGACTGGCATCACAATAGAAATAGTTTAAATCTAACTACTATGGATGCAACAATCCGTAGTATGGAAAAGTTAGGTGCTGCTTTTGAGCAGTTTTTCTTCTTTGATGGCAATCATGACTTGTACTACAAGGACAAGCGTGATGTTAATAGTACGGCGTTTGCTAAACATATTCCTGGTATTACGTTCGTAGACGAAATTACCACAATTGAAGATGTAACTATTGTTCCTTGGCTCGTAGGTGATGAATGGAAGAAGCTACGCAAGCTAAAAAGCAAGTATGTATTTGGACACTTTGAACTTCCTAGCTTCTATATGAACGCTATGGTACAAATGCCCGATCACGGAGAGCTTAGAGCAGAAGACTTTGCTAATCAGTCGTATGTGTTTAGTGGTCACTTCCATAAACGTCAACAACAGGGTGTTGTACACTACTTAGGTAACGCATTTCCACATAATTATGCTGATGCATGGGATGACAATCGAGGAATGATGATACTTGATCGAGAAAATGACAAGACTCCAGAGTATATTGATTGGCCTAACTGTCCTAAGTATCGTACAGTTAAACTAAGTCAGCTTATTGACGATGCTGATACTCTTATTAAACCTAATATGTATCTACGAGTTAACCTAGACTTGCCGATCAGTTATGAAGAAGCAAGCTTTATTAAAGAAACATTCATTAATACTCATAACTGTCGTGAAATTAGTCTTATTCCACAGAAGCAATTAGACGAAATTAGTACAGAGCTAGACATTCAGCAGTTTGAAAGTGTCGATCAAATTGTTGCTGGTGAAATTGCCGCAATCGACTCAGACAACTTCAATAAGAAGACGCTAATGGACATTTATAACGAACTATGATAAAAATTAAAGACCTCACAGTACGAAACTTCATGAGTGTGGGCAATCAAACCCAGGCTGTAGACTTTAATCGCGAGCAATTAACACTTGTACTAGGTGAAAATTTAGATCAAGGCGGCGACGATAGTGGATCACGCAATGGTACTGGTAAAACTACCATTATCAATGCACTAAGTTATGCATTATACGGCAAAGCACTTACAAATATCAGAGCTAATAACTTAATTAACAAAACTAACAGCAAAGGTATGTTAGTTACACTACACTTTGAAAAGAATAACGTAGACTATAGGGTAGAACGCGGTCGAGGGCCTAACTTATTAAAGTTTTACGTAAACGATCAAGAACAAGAGATGACAGACGAGTCACAAGGTGACAGTCGCAAGACACAAGAATATATTAATGAATTATTAGACATGAGTCATGATATGTTTAAGCACATTGTTGCTTTAAACACTTATACAGAACCTTTTTTGTCTATGAGACAAAACGATCAACGTGCTATTATTGAACAGCTATTAGGTATTACTATTCTAAGTGAGAAGGCTGATAACTTAAAAGAACAATCTAGGCAAACTAAAGATGCTATTACTGAAGAAACATTAAAAATTAATGCTATTCAAAGTGCAAATGAAAAAATACAAACAACTATTGATAGTTTGAGCCGTACGCAACGTGCATGGCTTTCTAAAAAGGATCAAGATTGTTCTAAACTAGAATTAGGCATTACTGAATTAGAAAAAGTAGATATCGATGCAGAATTAGATGCTCACGAAAAGCTTTCAAACTGGACTCAACATAACAACGCTATTTTATCTCTTAAGAAAGAATTAAGCACACTCGAGCCAGCACTAGAACGTGCTAATAAGGCATCAAACAAGCTCGTTAAAGACATTGCAGAGCTTGAGGATGCAACTTGTTACACTTGTGGTCAAGAGCTACACGCAGATAAAAAAGCAGAAATTGCAGGACGCAAAGATAAAGAATTAGACGATGCTACTGCATATGCACAAGAGATTGATGCTAAAGTAATCGATGTAATGAAAGCACTTGAAGAGATTGGTAACATCAACGGTAAGCCTACAACGTTTTATGATACTGCCAAAGAAGCTTATGATCATAGACAAAATGTTGATAGCTTAAAGCAAGCATTAGCTAACAAACAAGATGACACTGATCCGTATCAAACGCAGATTGACGAACTTAATGCAACTGCAATGCAAGAAATTAATTGGTCGGCAGTTAACGACTTAACAAGCTATAAAGAACATCAAGACTTCTTATTAAAACTATTAACAAACAAAGATAGTTTTATTCGTAAGAAGATTATTGATCAAAATTTAATGTATCTTAATAATAGACTTACATACTATCTTGATAAGTTAGGTTTACCGCATCAAGTTGTATTCCAAAATGACTTAGCTGTTGAGATTACACAGCTAGGACAAGACTTAGACTTTGATAACTTGTCACGAGGTGAACGCAACAGACTTATACTAGGCATGAGTTTTGCATTCCGTGATGTTTGGGAAAGTTTATATCAAAAGATTAATCTATTGTTTATTGATGAACTTATCGACAGCGGTATGGACACAGCAGGAGTTGAAAACTCTTTAAGTGTTCTTAAGAAGATGGGTAGAGAAGGTGACAAAAATGTTTATCTTATCTCTCACAAGGACGAACTAATCGGAAGAGTTAATCATGTTATGCGTGTTATTAAAGAAAATGGATTCACATCATACGAAAACGATATTGACATCATAGAATAATGGTTATATAATGTAATGATAGAAGACGACACACATGATAGGCTTGTAAAAGCATATATGGAATATTTTAAGGCTAATGATAAATTTGAGTCTAGAAATAGTGTCCGAACTCATAGAGAAACAAGAAAGTGGTTGAGAGAAATCCGCAATCTTGCTAAAGACAGAATGGACGAAATACATTTTAGGCATACAGATTCAAGGCAAACCAAAACAGACGACGAAGATTAGTAAATGTAGGTAAGTACCATATGCAATGGACCTACCAAGAAGAAACAATTGACAACATACCAGAAGAGTACGAAGGATTTGTTTATCTTATTACTAACACCATTACAGGTCAGAAATACATAGGCAAGAAACTAGCAAAATTTAAAACTACTAAGCCACCACTTAAAGGCAAGAAAAATAAAAGACGCGGCTACAAAGAAAGCGACTGGAGAGAATACTATGGATCCAGTGACAGACTGAACGCAGACGTAGCAGCACTAGGCTCAGATAAGTTTACAAGAGAAATACTATACCTATGTAAAGGTAGGGGCGAAATGTCCTACATAGAGGCA